TATCGGGAGTATCCGTACTATAAGATATTGATTTTATTTTTGTGTCTATGGGTTTGGAATAATCTAATTTTCCATTTCTTCTCCTAGATAATCCTCTCCCACTTGCTGTTGTTATTGCTCCATAAGCCATAATTCTACTCCTAAGTTAAATGATATTTTACTGTAATATTTATTGAATAGTCAGAATTAATACTATCTGACCTGAAAAATGCTAAAATTACTCTTCCTGCTGTGACTGATGCACTATCTACTGTCCAAATACTTTTATATGCTTGTTCACTTCCTGCATTTGTAACATCTGAATTATGTGCTAACAATGTTCCACTTGCTAAAGCTGATGTAGAGCCACTTGTAAAAGCGTAAGAAAATAAGTGCATACGAGTTGTATCTCCTGTTGCTGTGTCAGCTCCCTCAATAGATGTCACGCTATCAATACTAATTGCATCAGGAACATACCATAACATAGGAACTAAATCGGATGCCCTTGTCCCATTTCCCTCTGCTGTTGTAAATGTCGTAGCAGGATCTGTTCCTGTTCCAAAAGCAGGAGGATAAGATGTATCAGGAGAATTTTTTATAGCAGAAAATGGGATTGCGTGATGAGTATTTATTACCATAGAAGTTAAAGCATTAGTTATCCCAAAGGTTGCATATTGAGTATTAACATTATTACCTGAAGCTATAACTAGTTGATTTGTGGTATCTACTGCTAAGACAGTAGTTCCTCCTTTTGTCCTAACTCTGAATGCTGTAGTTGTATCATCATTTTTAGGATCAATTCCTAGATTATCATCAGACAAAGACATTGAAGTTTCATTCCCTTCCCCATCCTTTATAGTTTTTGTTACTGTTGTAATACCATTATTGGAATTATCTGCTTGTAAAATGTCCTTATAACTTCCTGCTAGTGTTTTTCCGACGAGCGACATAATCAAAAATTTCCTTTCGTTAAGCTCATTATTCTCCTGTTGTTATTGTTGCAGGTAAAGCTATTGCTTTTAAAATAATTGGTGGATAGTGCGTTCCCCCTGTCCTATTTCTTCCATGTGCAATAAACACCCCTGCTCCACTAGCTAATCCTGCTAAATAATATGTGGTAGCTGTTCCTGCTGTAAGACCTGTGACAGAAAAGCATATAGTATTATAATTGTGGTCAGTTTCATCAATATAAATATTTTGGTCTGCATCGTAAGTGTGGGTTTCATCTAACTCAGCATAAGATGTTCCAGTTGATAAACTAAATTTTGCACCATCAGAAATTCCAGCCATCCAAAAAGAACATTGAATTTCAACATTCCCACTTGGTGGTGCTTTAAAATTTATAGACAAATTAGTTCCAGCAACAGTTTGAAGCACAGTCATAGAACTAGAATTAACTGTAATATTAGCATCGCCTGAATCCGTATCATCATTTTGTATTCTTGTATAACCTAAAATCATACCTGCATACGCACTATCAGTTACAGAATACTCAACAGAACCTATCATAGCCTTCCATTGTCCTGAAGCTGAATCAAGAGTTATGTATCCATTGTCAGCATTAAGAATTACATTTCCATCTGCTTCTATTGTTATATCAGCAGCCAATGCATCGGAATCAGTCGTCATTAGTTTAGTGTTCCCAGAGGTAGAAACAAGTATAGTAAAATTATCTGCATAATCCTCTCTAGAATGAAGCCTTAATGCTGTAAATGTAGATCCTAAACCTGCTACTGCTCCCATCGTGACCATAGAGCCATCGGATAGACCAAAACTAGTTGGCTCTCCAATATACATTGTGTTTCCTGCAAAATAAAAATTAGTTTCACTTGCACTTCCTATTGTCGTTGTTCCTATAAGAGTATTTATAGAAGAACCACCATCTATTTCGCCATTTACTTGTATGTCGCCACCGATTTCAAGATTTCCTTCTATCTTGACATTTTTATCTGATAATTGTAATCCTGTTACATCTTCGCCTATCTTTACAGGCTTACTATCTTTAGATAATCTATTTTCTAATTTTAGATGTTTATCAAGATCTTCAGAGTTATTATTTGTTGTCCCATAAGCCATTAGTCGTCATACCATTTTTTGTCATCAGTTTTTTTGTTAGATGTTAATCGTTTAATATCTCTTTTAATAAAAATAATATCTTCCTTCATCTTAGCTATATCAATGTTGTTTTCGTTTGGTTCTTCCACATATTTCTTCAAGGGAACAATATCATTCTTAACTTTTGATATTTTCTTAGTAACCTCTTTTAATACTAGAGGTACTACTTTAGATAATATGCTACTTATTATCACTACGCAATCCCTTGATTAATCCTCTGACTACTGATCCAAAAATGTTGTCTATTGCGTCAATTAGCCATACCTCGACCTTAGACCAATGTGCCTTAGACCAAGACCATCTTGCTAGATTAAGTGTGCATACTCTACCTATTGATTCAAAAGTTTTCTCAACAAATGCACATATTTTATCATTAGGAATCTTTTTTAATACAAACAATACTATTCCAGTTCCACTAACTCCTGCTATTGTTGCAATGTTATTTATTATAAAATCCATTGTTACTCCTTATATCCATTTTTTTTAAAATTACTTATATCTATTTTTTCCATAGGTCTTGTCATTGTATAGTCTTTTATTTTGCTATTTTGTATTTCCAAATCTTCTCCTCCACTTATAAATGGCTCTCCATCTTTTGTATATCCAATATTATATACAATTATTGCACATTTAAATAATCCAAGCCTAACAACCCTACCTGCATATTTTTTACCTTCAATCCATATATAAATACAATCGCCAACATTAATTGCGTTGCCCCAAAAGATTTTGAATGATTCCGTTAGACCTTCTATTGTGGATCTGAACAAGACAATCACAAATCCTGCTAAGAACATCCATCCATAATTTCCTATAAGATTTGTTCCAAGTTCTTTTAATTGTTCTTCGCCCATTCATTTACATTTCCATAATTAATGTTTCTAATCTATCAAATCTATCCATGACACCATCTATCTTAGTTTCTATCCTTTCTTGACCAACCTCTAAGTTTTGTGTCTTATTTCTATTGGTCTTTATACTTTTAGTGTTCTCTTGTATAGTTACTTCGGAAGATTCTATCTTATTTGATACTATACCTTGCGTATAAATAAAAGTGCCTATAATCGTAAGTATTGTAATTAGTGTTCCAAGTGATATTTGTTTATTAATCATCTTTTAATCTCAAAATGTGGAAAGTCATCAAACATATTGTCCTTTACTTCAAAGTCCTGATCCCAATCTCCACCCCATCTTAATTCAATACCCATTTGACTTGCTACGCCTAAAACAAAACCTGCAAACAAGGTCATTCGTTCTCTATCTTTCCAATCTACTGGATACGGAACGACATCCACAGCGTTACTAGGGAAATCATTATGACGACCATCAGGATACAGTACTTTAGTTTTTCCTTCATCGAACAACTGGTTTTGTCTTTCCTTTTCCCTATGACCTTCGAGTATTGTGCAATCCACGAATTTAATAACTTCATTAAATACCATCCTTAAATCAGCATTACAAGATGCTAATCGTTCTTTTGATCTTTTACCGAATCTAGGCATTACTATTGATACTTAACGCCAATTTTGATAATCAAATCTGATGTGGAAGCAACATTCATAGTTTCTCCTGCAATACCTACTATATACAAACTTGTGCTTTTTCCAGTTCTCGCCCAATTATAGCTCGAAACGACTGATCCTATACCATCAACTGATGGATCAGTTATGGTTGCAATATTGGCTAAATCGACACTCCCTGCACCACCACCTGCTATCCAATCTCCATTAACAATAGGAATGGTTGCTTGTATTTCTTCTAATACTCCTATAACTGCATCTGCTGTTGCATTGATCTCTCCTAATGCTGTTGTTGATTGTGTAAAATATAATGTAAAATCGTGAGTTCCGACAACCTGCTTGTCTATTATACATATACTTACTATTTGTGCAGCACTATCGGTAGTTGGGAAGAAATTAGGTATTTCAGTTGGTGCAAATAACACATCTCCTGCTGAATAATCAGGTGTTGCTTGAACAGCAGGTGTAACTGTTAATAATTTATAATTACTTGGGACTCTAGGCATTTAAACCTCCTCGACTTTATTACCAATAGATTTGTGGTGTTTTATTCTTCCATCGTCCAATCTATCCCTGAATATGACCTTACCATTAGCTTTTGTTATTTTAAATTTCATTACCTTCTTTGCAGGTTTCTTTTTGGTTTCTTTTTTTTCAGCCATTGTTACTCCTTGTTATTGAATTATTTTACCATTATCATCAAAGGACACTCCTGAGAAAGTTCCAATATTAGTAATACCTTTATTATGTTTAACTCTTTTCATTCTATTACCAATTTCATCATAGTAATCCATATATTTCATCTTAGAACCCTTATAATATGCTTGGTGTCCTTTTTCTTTATCTTTAGTTAAGCACAAATCTTTGTTGGGATCTATATCTACACCGAAAGGTTTATGACCTCCGATGTTCTTTAAATTTTTTTCTTTCTTTATAGTAGCCATTTTATTCCCCATAAGGGGAGCATTACACTCCCCTTAGAAGTTATACTATTTAGTATTATGATGTTTCTGTGTTCATAGTAACACCATGAAGATCAACTGTTTCAATAGCTTCAAAATAACCATTAGCTGCTAGAACTGTCGATGCTCCAAGAACATTTCTGTCTGATTCTACTTGAATAAAACTTCCACCACCTTGATCAATAAAACCCATAGCGAGTGCTGTCTTAGCAAATATTGCTCCAGTATGATGGTCAGATGATCCTGCAACTTGTGGAGATGTATATATATTAACTCCACCTATTGACGAAACAAAACCTGCTGATGCAAACTGACTACCAACATCATTTCCACCACTAAATGCACCTCTTGACTGCTCTGTTACTGTTGAGCCAAGTTCTGCACTTATTCCTTGTGAACCCCATACTTGTAATGGGTGGAACATTGCACTAAATGGTCTTGGTGCGTCATTCTTTTCTAAGTTACCAACAGCGTCCATAATATCATTCCAAGACATTGATGTAGTAGCTGCTCCTGCTGTTGTAGCGAAGTTGTCAAGCAAATCTGCTATCTTCTTATCAAATCTCGCTGCAACTGAATTACCAAGCACCAATCCTGCTTGTGCTAAAATATCATCACTACTACCATGAGTAACTAAATCAGGAATTTGTGCTGTAATAGATTGTCTTAGAATCTCTACTGTGAAAGCAGTTGATCCGAGATCTGTTACTGCTGTGTCCCCACCTTCTGCACCTGCACTATCTTCTGCTGCAAGAGCAATTTTATCCCAAGCAGGAAATACAACACTTGTCGCACCTTTAGCTGCTGCTGCCATAGTAATAAGAGGTGGTGCAACTGCTGCTTTATTGAATTGAACAATGGCTGCTGCTGTTGTTCTACCTGCTGATGCTCCTAGAGCAACATCTGTATCAGTAATACCCATAAGATGATTACCTGCGTAACCATTCTGTGTGAATGACCTAATATTATTTAATAAATACATTTAATAACCTACCTTTTTAATTTAATTTTTATTTATTGTTTAATGCTTTATCAGCACCCACAGGATCTTTCATAGCAAATTCTTGCCAAGAAGCATACCCACCAAACTCTCCTGTTCCTTTTGTAGAGTTCGCAGGTCTTTGATTTGGAGTGCCTACATTGTTAGTTTGCGTAACCCTGTTTGCAAACTTCTCCAACTTAGCGAGTGATAAATCTTCTGCAATTAGTTTATCATCATCATTAGTGATGGTTTCCATTATGGAATCTCTCTTGTTGGTTTTATAATCATTCCATGCAGTAGAATCAGCTTTGTATTTCTCTAATTCTTTGCCTTGCTCCTCTAGTAAAGTCTTATATTCTCCCTGCTTTTCTAGTTCTTTCTTTCTAGCAGATTCTTGATCTGACTGAATCTTATCTAGTTTTGCAAGTAGATTATCTCGTTCCTCAGTCACTTTGTGTCGCTGAGCAACCACTTCATCTAGTCTAGCTTTTGGAATACCTTGTTGGTCATTTGTTTCAGCTTTTGTGCTGTCATTTGATACGCTGTTGTTATCAGCTATGGGTGTGTTTTCATTTTGTTGAGTCATTTTTGATTCCTCTTTTGTGAGTTAAGTAACAAAATTACTATAAAATCGTTATACATATAATAGATATAATA